GGAGTAAGATTTAGAGCCGTCATCGGTCAGGCTAAAAGGGAGAGCGACGACCGCTCAATTACTTCGACCTTAAAGCCCACCGATGAAGCCACCAAAAGTGGGATAATCCCAAATAGCAGCCTTTACAGCTCTAACGACATTATAACCTTTTATTCTGATAGAAACTTAAAAGAGCCTATGAAGTTTGAAAACCCAAAGCTTAAGCTACTTGATACGATAGACAATAGTAGCGACAAAGTAGGCTTAGTTAAGAAAGTGCTACTAAATAAAGACATAAGCGACGGAGTAAAAGCTAAAGCAGTAAATAGGCTAACTAAAAATAAAATTAGTCAAGGTGCAAAAACTAGCTATATATCTACTAAAAACTCAGATAATAATTAAAAGCCCTATCTTTAGGGCTTACTCTCTTTTTCAAATCAAACAAAAAAATATTCTTTTTGCCAAAATTGGGTAGATTTGACACAGTGACAAATGATAAATTGCCATTAAATTGCATAAAAGGAGCAAAGAAATGGCAATAACTACAACTGGGTTTCAAGCCCCAGCTACAAGTCGTCTTTAAAGTTACTTACATCGATAGGCTTAAGCTTGATAGGATAGCCGATACTATCGAAAAACCACTCTATTTGCTCTTGTTTTGGGATGATCGTAAGCTCGTTAAAGCTGTGCAGCTGTCCAGTTACCTCTCCGCTGCCTCCAAGCTGTCCGGCGGTCATTACTCCGACCATTCTAGGCGGTACTCCGTGCGCGGCTATGATCTCGTCCCTATTTAGGTTTTTAAGCTTTTCAAAACTAATATCGCTTACCTTGCTTAGATCCTCGATACGCACTTTCGCATTCTCGCCGTTTGCGGTTAAAACCAAAGTTTTATGCGCATTGCCCGTCCCTTTAAAATTTGAGCCGAAAAATTCTTTAAAGGCATTAAGCTGCATCTCATCAGGCTCTGAATTTTCAAAGATTATGGCCGTATCGGCGCGAGCGGAGTTTTCAAAAAAAGCGTTATTAAAACTATCGGCTTTTTGATTGGTTAGAATTGAGAGCATGGCCGCTAAATAATCAGGCTCTCCGTAAAATCTAGAGTTTGGAGAATAATAATATAAGTGTTTTGCATTAAGTGCTATTGATTTATTGTTTTTACTTGAAATATTTCTTTGTTTTCGTTTACTCTAGCTTCGATAGAGGGAAGTATATAAAGGTTTTTACCCGCAATTTCAACAAAAGCATTTCCAAAAATTTCAAGATTTAATATAAACGCATATAAAAAATCTTTGGGCGTCATAGCACCGCCCTCAAGCTTCGAGCCATCTTCTATATTAGATAACAGTGATGCTTTTAATTGCACGGCTCGCCTGTGATACGTATTGGCGTAAAAAAGACCGAGTAGTCTATCAAAGCTAAAAAACGGCTCTATTAAGCCTTTTGAGTCTTTGCTTTCTTCAGTAAGCTGTGCGCTACCTTGCGCTGCTTTAAAAATTTTTAACCCAATTCTACGATAAAGATTTTTCGCTTTCTAGCAAGATAAGACGTATATGTCTTATCTGGGTTTTTTAAAATCTTATTTTTGGCAAAAATGGCGGAAAAAATAAGGAGTAAGTAATGGCTAGAGAGATAACCGATATGCAAATCAAGTTAATTTCACTGGTATCAGCAGGTGCTAACAATAAAAAAATTATCTACAAAAATGAGAATTTTAACGAGCTGCTAAGAGTAGATTTTAAAAAGAGCGATGTAGAACAAGGAGTTTGTTTATGGGATAGTTTATGCCCCGGACGAAGTGAATACGCAAGGAGATTTTGCAAATGCTGACAAAATCAAAAGGGCTGCTTATAACTTTATGAAGAGATCGGACCTTAGCTACTGTATAGATGTAAATCATAATTTTAATATCGCGGACGCCTATATATGCGAAAGCTGGATAGTAAAAAGCAAAGATGAATTCTTTAATGAAGAGGGAGCGTGGGCGGTAGGCATCAAAATAGAAGATGAGGAGCTGCGAGAGATGATAAAAAACGGAACGATAACTGGACTATCAATGTATGGCAGTGGAGTGATAAAGGGGAGCGAAAAAGAAGATGTCACAAAAGGCGGCGTGATAGCGGCGCTAAAAGAGTTTTTCGGCTCAAGCGAAAATTTTAAAAAAGAAAGTTCAAACAACAAAGGAGAAACGATGGATGAAAATAGAGTTGCCGAGCTTGCAAAAGCTGGCATTAGTGCAAATGACGCAAGGCTTGAAACACTTGAAAAATCGGTAAGTGAGCTAACCGCTAAACTTGACGCGATAACAAGCGAGTTAAGCAAATCAAAACAAGACGTAACAATCGAAAAAACGCAAAATCACGCAAGCAAAGGAATACTATAATGGACGGATTAAACGATATTTTAAAAGGCTCTATGAATGCCACTAACGTTACTCTCTCGGGCTCACTTACACCTGAGCAATCGCATAATTTTATAGACGTTATTAAGTAAAACAACGGCTTTTTGCAAAAAATCCATACTGAAAAAATGAGTCGACTTACTAAAGAGCTCGATGCATGGGACGTAGCAAAAGGAATTTTAGTGCGCGTAGCCAGTGGCGAAAAACCAAACGACTCACAAAGATCTGCTTTAAGCAAAGTAGGTGCAAAGCTAGATGCCAAAAGCGTTCAGTTATTCGCTCGCATCTTGCAAGACGCGTTAGAAGACAATAAGTCAAATCCTAATTTCGAAAAAGAAACGTTTGACGCATTTGCCAAGGCTTTCGGTAACGATTTGGCGCTTCTTGGATTTACCGGAGAGAGCGATACTTACGACGGAACTTTCAAAACGCTACATAAAGGCTGGCTACAAGTAGTCAAAGACTCTAGCGACGCAGTTAAATTAACCTATGCAGCATCAGAAAAGGTATCAAATAGACTGAGTGCATTAGTTGGGTCTATAGACCCGGACATCGTAAGTGAAGCTAGGATTTTGATAAACCCTTCCGACGTTCAGGAATACAATAAAGAGCTAAGCGCACTAAATTCGCCGCTTCATCTCGTTCAAGGCGGAGCCAACCAAATACTTGGCATTCCGTTTGAGATAACCCCTCTTATGCCAAAAGGCGTTTATCTAGCCACTCCGCTTAAAAACTTGGTTTTGGGAGTAGTTTTAGATATTCGCCGCAACCGCTGGTACGACGCCGAAGAGAGAGCCTTAAAATATGTATTCGACGTATTTACCGATTACGAAGTGGTCGTTAAAAAATGGGCTAGCCTTATGAGTAAGGCATAAAAGAGCGAGCATGATATACATAGCTAAAGGCAATATATGCGTAAAGGGAAATTTCGTTAAAGAGGGTGAGACAATCACCCTTAATCAAAATGAAGCTAAAAAGTATTTGGACGCCTCAATGATAGAGGTTTTTGAAGAAAATGACTCAAATACGCCGATGCATGATCAAGGCAACCCCGCATGCAAGGCAAGGGCGTAAATTTTAGAGGGGTTAAAATACCATTTTTTAGACTTCTTACCCGCTGGGGCAAAATCCTTAACGGGTATAACAGCCTACCTAAACAAGGCGTAAAAAGCGAGTTTGATATAGATTATTTGGTGTGGCTACCGATCATAAAAGGTTATGCCACGCTAAATGACCTACGCACTATTTACGACCTAGAGGACGCAATAGCAATGCACGAGGTTATTATCGAGCTACTAAACGAGGAGCGCCGAGCCTTAGAAAAACAATAAGGCTCACTCCTCTATTTTTTTACTTCTATTTTTTATTATTTCTATTTCGTCAAAAGTTAGATTACTCAAAAAATCAAGCAATTTAAAACGCCAGTTATCCTCCCCTGATTTAGCCCAGTCGTTTAATGTGGCATAAGGAATACCAAAAACCTCAACAAAATCTTTACGTTTAGGTGTTTTATTTTTTTGCATTTTCTAACTCTTTTATGCGTTTTGTTAGCTTGTGGTTACGCCACATCTCATAGATTAGAGCGATACAAACTACTAATTGAGCCACGTCAAAAACAACATCCATTTTAAGCTCCTTATAAAGTGTAGTGTCTTATAATCGAACTCAAGGGGGTGGCTCAAAGCCACCCTTTAAGGATTTCTATTATCGCTAGAAGTGCGGCTAACGCTTCTAGCAACTCTTTTAACCCTTTCAGAAATATTTTCATATTTCCTCCTTGAGTTCTTATTATCAAAAAGGCTTTTTATCCCTTTTGATAAGATAATTATATAATAATATCCCTTATTTTATGCTTAATAATTATGTATATCATAATTTTATCTAGCAAAACACAAGCCGAACCTATTATTAAAATTTATTCTAATATGCCCCTAAAAGGATATATAGTGCTATTAGATGAATTTCTCTACAAAATCGGATTTGATGTTGATAGTGGCAAGATAAAGCAGATAGAGCAAGGGCTAAAAAATATCTCTAGCCTAGCCAAACAAACAGTCCAACCCATAAGCGACGCAGTAAAAGCTGGGATGGAAAGAAATGCCGAGCTAATAGCAAAATTAGAACAAGCCAAAAATAAAGGCGTAGAGTGGTGTGAGGAAGCTAAAGGGCAAGCCGAGGAACTCACCGCTAGTTTTCACGAAGTGGCAGAAGCAGAGGAAAAGGTCGGCGAGAAAGCAAAAGAAGCAGCGAAAGAGACCAAAAAACTAACCGAGAAAAAGCCAGCTATTGGGCTAAAACAAGAGTTTGACGGGTTAAGAAACAAGTTTTTGCTAATAGGGGCGGCAGCAACGGCAGCTAGTGGACTAATAGCTAATTATTTAACTGTGCCTTTGCAAAATATCGAGGAGCTGGCAAAGAAAAAAGATAGACTATTTAATATCACACAAGCCGAAATAATTCAAGCAAAAGAGTATCAAGATCAACTACAAAAAACAAAAACGGCGGTGCAGTCAATAGTAACCCAAACAGCAATAAAATTGATCCCAGTCGTCAATCAAAGCCTAAAAGGTTTTAACAACTTCTTGAGAGCTAATAAGGCGCTGGTGGTCGAGGGGCTAACTAATGTCTTTAAATGGGTATTGAAGCTAGGGCAAGTTTTTACAAACACGTTTAGATTTTTAAATAAAGTAATAAGTAGTACGATAGGCTGGAAAGCGGCGTTATTAATTCTTGTAGGTGTTTTGGCGGTCGTTAAACGTGCAATGCTAGCGGCGTTTTTAACCAACCCTATCGGCTGGGTAATTATGCTAATAGGTGGTCTTATTTTACTAATCGACGATCTAATGACCTATTTAGACGGCGGTGAGAGCTTGCTAGGCGACTACTGGAAGCCGTTTATTGAATGGGGTAAAAAGCCATTACGGTATATAAAGAAATCGAACCAACAATTAAGCGAGTGTTTAGTGGGGCTGTAAAAATAATTATGGGGTTTGGGCAGTCAGTTATTGGCATTCTTACTTCAATAGGGGCTTTTTTACTGGCAGACTAGATATTATGAAAAAAGCTTTTAAATTTTGGTGCGATGGCGGACGAGAAATGATTGAGGGCGTCTGCAAAATGTTTGATACATCATGGAGCGAAGTTTGTGACAAGATAGAAAAAGTATTTTTTGGCTGGATAGATAGCATTGGGGCTGGCTTTAGAGAACTATACAATACTTATATTGCCCCAGTTATAAATGCGGTTAAAAACTTTGATATAGGGCAAACCGCTAGCGATATGTGGGAGGGAGCTAAAAGCTTTTTAGGCTTTGGTAACGATACGCCAAAAGCAGCGATAGCGACGCAATACGCAGATAATAATAGATCGGTGCAGTATAACGGCGGAACAGCTACAACAACTATTAACATAAACACAAATAACCCACAAATGGCTAACCAAATAATAAACAATAGGCAAAAAAGCGACCTAGCATTTACTCAAGCTAATTTAAGAGGTGGCTACTAATGATTGAAGTAACAAGCCGTAAGATAGGCACGTTTAGGCTAGACGCAACTGAGCAAGAAAACAATAAAAGCACACTACGCACTACTAAAAATCCGATAGAAAGCGGTGCAAATGTAGCAGATCATGCCGTGCTAGAGCCGAAAGAAATAACAATCAAGGGCAAAATAGTGGCTTATGAGCCGCCTAGCTTTACGCAATTTGACGAGATTATGCAAGTAGTCCGTTTTAACCTGCCATATATAAAAACCGCTCATCGCTTCACTCAAAAGGCATACAAACTCTACAACAATGTAAAGCATATAAAAAACGAGGTAATGCGATACGCTAGGATTTTTGGCGTTGATAAGAAAATACGCGAAATAGCACCATTTTTAACTGACGGAAAAGAGAATAAGGACAACAGCACCGCTAAAAATAGACTACAAAGCCTATATGAAAAGCTTTTGGAAGTGCAAAAGAGTGGCGAGTTTTTGATCGTAACAACTGGGTTAAAAACATATAGGAATATGCTAATTACGAGTATAGAAGTAACTACTGAAAGCGATCTATACGCTGACGTTACGCTCACGCTCGAGGAGGTTTTTATCGTTGAAACAAAAACGGCTAAAGGGCTAAACGTAGGTAAAAGAGGTGTAAATTTAGGCAAGACCGAGCCAAAACTAAAAAAATCAAGCCTTTTAAAGGATATATTTTGATTTACGAAATACCAACAACAAACGAGCTAAAACAAACGCAAAATTTTAATATATTTGGCATGGAGCTAGAGCTAACCCTTAAGTATAACGAGGTTGGTGCAGTTTGGCAATTTGATTTAACCGATCTAAATGCAAATAAAATTTTGGCTTTTAACAAGGGCTTAGCGGTTAATGCACCAAGTCTTATTAATAAGAACCTACCTTTTGTTTTTATGCTAGTTGATACCACAAAAAGCGGTGTTAATTGCGTAGATTTTAGCGAGCTAGGCGAACGCTTGAAGCTTTACGCCGTCGATAAAAAAGAGTTTAACGCGGCGATGAGCGAGATAGCAAAGGATAGGACGTGAGGCAATACGGCAGACGCTACCGCTTAGAAATAGGCAACAGCACGCAAAGCAAAGAGTTTAACGCGGCGATGAGCGAGATAGCAAAGGATAGGACGTGAGGCAATACGGCAGACGCTACCGCTTAGAAATAGGCAACAGCACGCAAAGCATAGTAATAGATAACCTCGCAATTAGCTTTAACATTGAAAAGACGATAAGCGAAGAGCCAAACACTAGCAAAATAGAAATTTACAACCTAAATGCCAACAACCGCAACCAAATAGCGAATAAGATTTTTAATCAAGTGAAATTATTTGCAGGCTACGACGAGCCAAGATTAATTTTTGCAGGACAAATAACGCAGGCTTACACTAGCCGTAATGATTTAGATTTTATAACACATATTGAGTGTGGTGACGGACAAAATGACTATTCAAAATCTAGGGTATACACGACGCTAAAAGCTGGTGTTAAAGATAGCGATGTAGTAAATATGTGCGTAAAGGCGATGTCAAGCTCAAAGCAAGGCGTGGTAGATTTGCCAAAAGATAAAGCTTTGCCAAGATGTAAAGTATTAAGTGGCGATATAAAGGATTATTTAAAACACGTAGCCAAAAACAACGACGCTAACTGGCATATATTAGATGGCAATTTAAATATTTTGCCAAAGGATAAAGTAATCAACGATAGCGAGGGCTTTGTTTTAAGTGAAAAAACTGGTTTGATTAATAGCCCAGAAAAGACTGATGACGGACTAAGGGTTACGTGCTTATTAAATCCAAAATTAAATATCGGCTCGCTCGTGCGAATACAATCAATTTTAAGCGAATATGATGGCGATTACAAAATAACCCAACTAACGCATAGTGGCGATTTTCTAAACGATACGTGGCAAACGGAATTAATCGCAATAAATGGAAAATTTCACAAAGTAGAGAAAAAATGAACGATCCAAATTTAACGCAAATTTTTGATAGCGGATTATTAAGCTTTGAGGCAGGGGTACATACGGCGCTACCTGCTAAGGTGCTTAAATTTAACGCAGGCGATAATACGGTGCAAGTCGAGCTAATGATAAACGAGCTAAAACGTGACGGCGTTAGTGTGCCATTACCGCCAATAGATGATGTGCCAGTGCAATTTTTTAGGGGTGGTGATGATACGGCAATAGGCGAGGCAATATTAAGAAAAAATAGGTGGCTGCGGCGTGCAAGCGTAAACAAAACTAGAAATTGA